CCCCCCGGAACCCTTGACCATGGCGGCCACCAGGGCATTCATTTTGCTTTGGTCCCCCTGGGCGATCGTGGCAAGTTGACGGACCAGATCAGGCGCGAAACTTTCGGAAATGCCGCCGCGGATTAACTGGGCGGCGTTTTTGAACATTTCCGTGGGGGTATATTGGGAGGTCAGGGCCCATTCGTTGATGGTTTCAAGGATGCGCTTTGCTTCATCCGCGCTTCCCGTCAGGCCCGTCAATTCCCGTTCCACGCGTTGGATGGCCGCAGACGGCGCGACAAAATCAAAAGCCTTTTGAACAGCTCCGTCAATAGCGGCAAAGGCCGTGGAAACCATGTCTTTCACGCCGGAAAACGCAAGGCCAAGCTGCGCTGTTTTAGCCGTGGTGGAATTCACCAGGGAATCCACGGATTTCTGAATTTCCGTCAATGCCTGCTTGAATTCAGCGGCATCCGCTCCCAGCGTCACAGTTACGTCAGACATTGCTTCAAACGGTTAAAATCCCATGAATCGCTCTACCCGGTCCAGGGTGGAACGGGAACAGTTTTTGGAAAACAGGGCATGGCGGGCGCCGGATTGCACAAGCACCATGACTTCCCGCTTTTTCACTTCATCCACCAGCCTCCGTTTGTTATGAAAGCCCGTGATGATATAGGCCAGAGGATCAAGGTTGTTCGGATCGTTCAGCCAGTTCCAGTCTTCCCAGCGCGCAAGCACTTCTCCCATGGTGTATTTCCCATCCCGGCTGCGTTTCCCAAACCACCAGGTGACAGCCCCGCCGGGCCCGGCGATCCCTTCGCCAATCACGCGGGAAAAACCCGGCGTGTTGTTCAGGAGGGGGAACCCCAATGTGATCAGGCACGCGGCAAGTTCCGTGTTGCGCGTGCTGTCAAAATCTTCCGGCGTCAGGATGGCGCCGCCGTCTTCGTTTTTTTTATCCGGCATAATATTGATAATTTGTTAAAATTGAATGAATAATTCGTAACTGCACTTATAAACCATGAACGTTTCCGATGTGCCGGAAAGCGCGGGGGTTGATGACGCCCCCAGGACTGCCCAGGCGGCGGGCGCGTCCTGGCCGTTCCGGCGTCCGGCAAGCGCGGCCATGACTTCCGCGCAGGCGCGGGAAAAGGCAGTTACGTCCAGCACCAGGGCGGCGGGCTCCGCTTCCGCGTACCGTTGCCGGTACATGATTTCACCGGAAATTTGGTAGGTGAAATTTCCGGAAATGATTTCCTCCGCGCCTGTTACATTCACCAGAAGGGCCTTGTCCCCTTCCTTCTCGCCGTCCGTTGGTTCCCAGACAGGCACGCCGGCGAATTCCGGGCGTTCCTGAAGCGCCTCCGCAATAATTTGTGCAACAATTTCGGTATTCATGGTTTATTTGCCGTAGATGTCTTCGTCCCAGCCGTCCGGACCGGAAAGCATGTAGGAATCCGTCACTTGCCATTCCTTCCCGGATCCTTCCACGGACGTCCCCATACACAGCCAGTTGAATTTTCCGGACGGGGATTCAAACGGGCCCGGCGGCGCGGCAATCGTGCATGCTTTCTGATAATTGATCGTTCCGGGATCCGTTACTTTGTAACGGGCTTGCAGCACAATTTGCGGGCTGTAAAAGCTCGTGACGCCCTTTTTTATCTTTTCAATCAATTTACTGTTATCATCCCCAAGAATGCTTCTGATGGTTTTTTGCTGCAATGGCTGCCCGTCTTTTGTTACGTCCACCAAAGACCCCATGCAGCCCCCGTTCACCAGCCTTTTCAGGGCGTCCAGCGTTTCCCCGGAATAGCTTTCCGCAAGGGTGTGCGTTAAAATGGGCTGCGGCACGCAGGTCACGGAAAGGGAATACTGCGGGCTTTCACGGGTGCTTCCCGGCATTTCAAATTCTTCCTCTTCCTTCCCGTCCATGGCCTGGCGGCGCACCCGGCATTCCGCAAAATCCCCGGCTTTCCGGGTAACGGTGGCTGTGATATTCCACAAATCCCCGCCGGCGGCTGATTGGCGGTCCGCATAGGCGCACATTTCAGCCCAGGTTCCTTCCCAGGTTTCTTCCGTATAGCCCCCGGAGACAGGCTCCCCTTTCCCTTTATTGACTACGCAATAACTGCGCTGTACTTGTTCAATCGCCATAAGTAGCTAAAAATGAATTGTCCTGTTCGATGATTTCAGCAATCCGGGAACGCATGGCACGTTGTTTTGCCCGGTCCGCATAGGCCCAGCGGGTAGCATTGCCTTCCTGGACTAGCCACGCATGGACGTATTGGAGCAGGATTTTCAACGGCATGTGCTTGATATAGTATTCCGTCCAGCCGGTCGCGCGGGCCATGATCATAATCAATCCCGCCCACCCGTCCGGCTCCGCTAGTTTTTTGAGGGCGCCCCGTCCGGATCCTTGATCCCCTCCGCCTGGGCAGACATGATCGCGTTCATTTCGCGCGTCATGCCCGCCACAATTTCCCCCAGCGCGCCAAACCCCACTTTTCCGGCAAAGGCCAGGACGGCCCGGCGGATGGCTGCCGCATCGTCAAAACCGCCGCCGGCCACCAGCCGCACCACGTCTTCTTCCGGCGCCGCGTGGATCCAGACAAATTCCGCCAGGGCGTACATGCTCATTTTTTCCGGAGGATTTTCCGCAGGCTCCGCGCCGTCTTCCAACAATGGACCTTCCCGGCGGCGGTTCAGTTGCGTCAGGCAGGAGTTATTCAGGAGTTCCAGCATAGCCATGCTTGACAGGCTGACAGGCCGGACTTTCAGGCCGTTCACTTCCGACTGGGGCAGATCGCCGGAAAGAATGGATGTGGTATTGGTTATTTCACGCATATAACTATATCCCCTCTTTCTCTTTCAGCTTCCCTTCCAGCACGGCTTCCATGATCCGCGCGCACGCTTCCCGGATCGTCCCTCCGTCACGCTCCACAATAGGGTGATAAAACGCCATTTGCCCGCAATGCACCGCGCACACGCCGCCGCGCGCCAGGCGGGCGATTTCCTCCAGATCGCGCGGATCACACGTCCGAACGCCAATCAGACGCCGCCCGCCCCGGAACTCCAGCACGTCCACCCCGGCGGACCCGTACAGGTATAACAGAATTTTTGAAATGGTTTCATCTTCCGGATATTCCTGACGGGCGTTTTCCGGCCATTCCCGCCGGGCAAGCAGTTCCAGCGCGGCCTTGATGGCTGGGCGCGTCAGCCAGTAGCAGCAGCCGGCCCAGGCAAGCGGCACGCTGCACTGCATTCCCCCCGCTACTTTCCCGCGGTCTTTCAGGGACCGTATAATCTCCGCCGGGTCCATCAGCAACGTATCCGCGTCAATCTTGATAACCGGATCATCCCCCGGTATGTCCAGCATGCACCCCAGCATGCCGCGCACGCATTCCAGGCCGTTCAAATTCCCCCGGCGCGCAAAATAGGTGATTTTGTAGGATATATCGTTTCCCGCGGGGACTTGTGCCGGAAATAAAGGCTTCGCGGCATCATCAAATAAATAAAACTGGGCGGCCCGGTCAATGCTTCGTATCTGTTCCAGACACAGCCCCAGGCATTGGTGATCTTCTCGATAGCAAAATATGGCGTAGTTCATTGTTGTTTAGTTGATGGGTGAATATATTTGGGATGTTGTAATCCATTGCCCCTGCTGGATATAGATTTGTCCGTTTTCGTCCCGGTGCAGGCGTAAGGCGTGGTCAGTGTCGCAGGCCAACGCTGTCCAGGAATCGCTGATCATGGCTCCGTCCCCGCCGCCGGTCGTGTTGGACGTATCTACCACCAAATCAAGCTGGGTGCCTAATAACCCCAAGGCAATCGTTGTTCCGTCCGGCAAGGTGTGTGGCTCCTTAACATAATCCAGCACAACATACTTCCCATTTTTCCGCAAAGGGGCGCGAAAACTCAATTCTTCCGCGTCGCCTCCAGGAGTGACCACAAGGGACAATACCCCCGCCGTGGCATTGGACAATCCCACGGACGCCCCTCCACCCAATTCATGAACCGCAGTATCTACCGTTAAATCAAGTTCCCCTTTCAATCCCTCAGGAGAGACGGACAACTTTACAGGCCATTCCCCCGGCTTGGGTGAATCTACCGCCGTTGAATCAATCCTGATCTGTAAAATCTGCGTATCAATGTCATTCCCGTTCTGATCCTTGTCCTTTTTCCATTCCAGGCCATCCCCAGGTTCCACTTTTTGGGCGGACAAAGACAGTTTTCCTTCTTCATCCTTAATGTTGACCGAGCCGTCAGAAGAACATAACAGTTTCAGCTTGTAAGGTTCTCCCTTGTTTTCGCCTTGCCCTCCCTGATTTCCTCCCTGATTTCCTCCCTGATTTCCTCCCTGATTTCCTTCGGAGTTCCCGCCGTCTTCCTTTTCTTCGTAAATCAGGGAACAATCTCCGTTGGAAGGTTCTTTCGCGTCCTCAATCAAGGCGCTGATTTTCCATGTTTTTATTTTATTTCCGTTTTCTCCGTCTTCTTCTTCTTCCTCCGCCTGAATTCCTTTCCCGGCTTTAATGACAATTTCGTCCGGACGGATAATATAAACAGGCCCCCCGGCGTGCCGCCAAATAAGTTCTTCCCCAATGGTAGCCAACGAAAATTCCAGGGAGGTTCCACTTCCTTCCGTGGCGGTTCCTTCCTGAACCACGCCGGAAGAAAATTCCCCGGCATCATCCAGCGTGACAACAAGCTTGATTTCCCCGGTGTAGGTATCGCCCGCAATCAGGGTCCATTCTTTTTCCCCTACAACATATTCT